AAACTATGATGCATTCCTACAGTTACAAATTAGAACAGATGGGGACATATACCTTGACTACAACCCCACCTCATCGTTTTGGGTTCATACAGAAGTTCTAACACAACCAAATACAGAACTATTAGTCCTAACATATAAGGACAACCAAGCTCTATCCAATGAGATTGTAAAACAACTTGAAGCAAATAGAGAAAAAGCAAAAACATCCACCTATTGGGAGAATTGGTGTAGGGTATATCTTGATGGAGAGATAGGACAAATTGAAGGAACAATCTTTAGTGATTACGAAATCATAGATAAAGTCCCTGAAGAAGCAAGTTTGTTAGGATATGGGTTGGACTTTGGATACTCACAAGATCCAGCAGCACTCATAGCCTTATACAAATACAACGAGGATATTATTGTCGATGAACTTGTATATCAAACAGGATTATTGAACTCTGAACTTGCATCAATAATGAAACAGAACAATATTACAGAAGAAGTATTTGCTGACTCAGCTGAACCAAAATCAATTCAAGAGTTAAAGAGATTTGGTTTCAAGGTCAAACCTGTTGAGAAGGGTAAGGATAGTGTGAACTATGGTATTCAAATCCTACAACAAAAACATATGCTAGTAACAAGACGTTCTAAAAATCTACTCAATGAGTTTGAAAAATACATGTGGAAAAGATTAAGAGATGGAGGATATGATACAACCCCCATTGATGCATATAATCACGCCTGTGATGCTTTAAGATATGTGGCAATGATGAAGATTGGAGCAAGAAAAGAAGCAAGCAATAAACCAGTGATGAGGTTTTTATAATCTACAAAAACATTTGGTATAGCGATATATTTATTAAAAGAAACAAAATTATGATTGAAGTTAAGATTAATATGGATGGTAATGAAACCATTTATAGTTTCCCTGAAAATTGGGATGAAGTTACTGTAAGACAATTTGCTGAGTTATATAAGACAAGCAACCCAAATAATAATGATTTACTTGGGGCTGTGAACATTATATCATCTTTAGCTAATATCCAACAAGATGTCTTATTACAGATGGACATAAAAGATTTCAAGGAATTATCAAACAAACTTACATTCATAACAGAAGAAATCCCAAAAACAGAAGTTGAATATTTGGAATTGAATGGTGATAGATATTATCTATACACAGAATTTAATAAGTATACAACAGGAGAAGTTATCACAATTGAAACTCTTATGGAGGGAGCACAAAACGATATAAATAAAATCATTCCTGAAATATTGTGTTTGTTTTTAAGAAAGAAAGATGAGAATGGAAACTTTGAGAAATTCACAACAGATATGTTAAGAAGAAAAGAGTTATTCATGGACGTACCTGTATCCAATATTTATCACTTGTTTCTTTTTTTTTCAAATGGAAGCAATACATCTATAAACAATACGAAGGATTATACAAGCAACAACGACCAATCCAAGATCCTGAAGGAAGATTTACAAAGAAACTAAAAGAAAAAAAATTAGATGATAGGTATAAATGGTTAGATTTCGTTTATACCCTAATGGAAAAGATGAGAGAACCTGAAGAAAAAATATATGAAAAGAATTATATTTCTTGTTTGAACTGGCTAAGTTATTTCAAAAACAAGGAAGATATAAAAGACAAAAATAGTTTGTAATGCCAATAACAAGTATTATATCATTAAATCAAATAATTGACTGGTTCCAAAATTTCCAAGAAAATCACTATTTTTTAAAAGATTTTGGTTTTGGTGAGCCATATGATATTGGAACTTCAAGACAAATGACCTTCCCTTACATGTGGGTTACAATGAATGAGGATTCAAATATCGCAACAGGGTCTAACGTTAAATCAGCAATCCCCGATATATCTTTTTCCATTATGTTTATGGATAAGATTAACATTCAAGAGAATTACTTGGATACAAATGGTTTCCCATCTGATAACTCACAAGAGATATTAAGTGATACTCTACAATGTCTTCAGGATTTAATCACCGAGATACAACAGAATTGGGGTCAGTATGGGGTTTTAATTTCACAAGATGTGTCATTTTATCCTGCTGTTGATGAAACAACTGACAAAGCGACAGGTGTTGTTGGTAGATTTGTTTTAAGAACAAGACAAGTCAACTGTGTAATTCCTGAAGATCCTACAACAATTGTTGTTCAACCTCAACAAGCAACATTTGCAACACTTCTTACTTGTGAAACATTACCTGATTGTCCTATCTTTCAAACATATGCTTATACAGGAGGGACATTTACAGGTTCAACACTCACATTAAAATCTTTAAATGGTAATACATTAACTGTAACAGGATTTACAGGTGGTGGTGGAAGTGGAACCTCAGGTACATCAGGAACGTCTGGCACAAGTGGAGCAAATGGTACGAGTGGAACTAGTGGAGCAAATGGTTCTAATGGAACGTCTGGCACAAGTGGAGCAAATGGTTCTAATGGTACCAGCGGAACTAGTGGAGCAAATGGGACAAGTGGAACTTCAGGAACTAATGGAACGAATGGTTCTAATGGAACGAGCGGAACATCTGGCACAAATGGTCTATCAAATTCATTTTTTAATTATAGAGCAAAAACAAATATAATAAGTGGAGATCCTACTACAGAATATATTATTTGGAACAATGCGACTCAATCATCAGCAACATCAATTAGTATTAGTGACACAGACCAAAATGGTAATAATATAGATATATTTTTAGGAAATCTTGTATCAGGAACAACTATAACAATTCAAGACCAATCAAACCATACCAATTATCAAAGTTGGTTAATTGGAACTCCTGTTGATAATTCAACATATTGGACTTTACCTGTTACTTTAGTTACCTCAACTTATTCGTTCCCAAATAATCATCAAGTATTATTTATAATCACAACAACCCCATCAGGAACTAGCGGAACATCAGGTACAAGCGGAACGAGTGGGGCTAATGGTACTTCAGGAACTAGCGGAACCAATGGGACATCAGGAACAAGTGGTTCTAATGGAACATCGGGCACAGATGGAACTTCAGGTACAAGTGGAGCTAACGGTACAAATGGAACCTCAGGAACAAGCGGGGCTAATGGTACAAGTGGAACGTCAGGTACTAGTGGAATTGATGGAACATCGGGTACAAGCGGAACGAGTGGTGCTAATGGAACATCAGGAACCAGTGGTAGTGGTTTTACTTGGCAAGGAACTTACGATATTACACAACCTTATGTTGTAAATGATGTGGTAGAATATACAGGTTCAACTTATATTTGTATTAATGATGTTTACCCAGGTTTTGATCCAGCAAATAATCCAATATGGTGGAGTTTAATGGCTCAAGCAGGTAGTAATGGTACGAGTGGAACATCAGGAAGTTCAGGATTATCATTATCAGTTTCAGATGAAGGTGTTTTATTAACTTCAGGTGCAACATCAATGGATTTTGTTGGGCCAGGTGTTACAGCAACAACTGTGGGTTCAGCAGTAACAGTTTCAATATCAGGAGGTGGAGGTGGAACTTCAGGGACTTCTGGTACAAGTGGTTTATCAGGAGTGAATGGTACCAATGGTTCAAATGGAACATCAGGTACTAGCGGAACAAGTGGAGTAAATGGAGCGGCAGGTACAAATGGAACGAGTGGGACTTCAGGTATTGATGGAACAAACGGCACATCAGGAACTAGTGGTGCTGATGGAACAAGCGGAACATCGGGGACTAGTGGTGCAACAGGACCATCAGGAGCAAATGGAACATCAGGTACTTCTGGTACAAGTGGGACATCACCTGTTGGTTCAACAATGGCGTATGGTTCATTCTTCAATCCTGGTCAAAGTATTGCAGCAACTACTAGTACACAATTAAATTTTACAACAACAGGGTTTACATCAAATATGTATTTATCAAGTAATACTGTTATTGTGCCAACCGCTGGTATATATGAAATTACTTTCATGGGAAAAGTAGATATGACACTTACTTCAAGTGCTAATTTTTATTATTATGTTAATGGAAGTCAAATTTATTCGTTCGATGTAGGTATACAAGCTAGTGATAATCCAATGGTTACACATAGTATATTTGCTAATTTAGCAGCAAATGATGCTGTAGCTATGTATGTATATTGGTTACAATCAGGTAGTTTAAGTTATGGACAAATAATGTTAAAACAAGTAGCTTAATATGCCAACATCAAGACCATTTGCATATTACGTAGGACCACCAACAATAGCTGGTACAAAACGATTTGGTAATTTATCAGTTGGTGTTCCAACATCAGGGTTTACAGCATTTCCTCAATATTGGATGGGACCTGATGAAGATTTGGGATATATTATTGCTGCTCCCGTATCAGGTAATACACAACCAACTCCAATATCAGGAGTTACAGCATCCGTTCAATTTTGGAGATCAGCTGATTTTACTGCACAAAGTTATTTGAATTTGGTTAATAATGTTTTTAATCAAAATTATACAACTGCGGAAGCTGCAGCAAGAGGTATGATACAAACATATGATTACTATACAAATTATCCAGCATCTCCTTTGGGTCTTTTTGGTTCAAATACAACAGGACCAACAAATCCTGGTTCGACCTTTAATTTGGCAACAAATATATCAATGACTTATAATCAATATAGATTATATATTATTGGATGGCAAACAACTGCTGGTCTTGCAACACTTCAAAGCGCATCAATTGGTGGACAGACTTGTGATATATTGGTTCAAACAAATGCAACACAAGGTGTGTATATTGGAATTGCAATAGTTAAAATTAGATGGAGCACAGCTAGTGCAACAAATCAAACATTTACAGTTTCCTTTAATCAAAATATTGGAGGTATAAATTTTCAAGCTGTGAATTTTTTATATGTTACAAGTGATACTCCATATTCAACAGCAACATCAATAAAAGATACATCCAATAATGTTTTAAATCTTGATGTTCAAGTCCCAACTCAATGTTATGTTCTTATGGCTCAAGTCAATGTTGCAAGTGGTTCACCTTCAACTTGGTCCATATCACCATTTACACCAGGTCCAACAGTTACAGAATTTACTGACGCAACAATTGCAACAAGATATACTTATACATCAGCAAGAGCACAAAACACATCAACAACAACAAATTTTGGTTCAGTTCAATATAGGGTTACATCAAATCTTGGAACCTGTATTGCTGTATCAGCGACAATAATATAAAAAAAAATAAAACAATATGGCAGTTAAAGTAATTAGAGATGGAGAAGTCGTTTATTCAGACAAAAAACCATCAGTAGAACAAATTTTAGAACAACAAGCACAGATCATTCAAGATTTACAAAATCAAATCAAAGATCTACAACAAGAAAAACAAAAAGAAAAGTAAAATATTTACCAGTATGAGTATAGATCTAAATGGTTTTTGGCAAAGTTGGGATGTTGTAAGTGGAAATACACAAGCATCGAACGAATACGAGTTTTGGAAAGGGATGGTAATGTCCAATGGACAGGTATTGAATAATCAATTTGATTTTTTCAAATATCACAATACAACTCGTTATGAGTGGTTCAAAGCTCTTCAAGGAACTTATCCTCAAGTGTGGGATGAGTATACGTTTTATAAGAATACAAATGATGCTCGTATCTTTGATTTTTATACATTCTATGAGTATTGTGGAGAATATTTGGTGGGGACTCCAAGTCCAACTCCAACTCCTACACCTACGCCTACGCCAGTTAATATGAGTGGTGGAACTGTAACAACAGAGGTAATTAGTGGTGTAACATATAGAGTTCATACATTTAATACATCAGGAACTTTAACTGTAAATCAAGGTGGTCAAGCAAGTCTACTTATGGTTGCAGGTGGAGGAGGTGGCGGCGGTGGTCGTACAAATGGTGGATCTGGTGGAGGCGGCGGCGGTGGCGGTCAAATCTATTATTCATCAATTACTTTCACATCAGGAGGAAGTATTGATATCGGTACTGGTGGTAATGGTGGTGCAATTTCACAAAATGGTCAAAATGGTAATGATACAACATTCTCTGGTTTAACTGCTATAGGTGGAGGAGGTGGTGGAGCCGCTATTCTTAATGGTGCTAATAGTGGAAATAATGGAGGAAATGGAGGTGCCGGCGGTTGTGGTCGTAACGGAACTGACCTTGGCGCAGGTGGTTTAGGAACTGCAGGTCAAGGAAATAATGGAGAATGTTGCGCTGGTAGTGGTGGTTCATCTAATAATGTTGAAGGATATTCAATAGGTGGTTCTGGTTATAATTGTAATGCAAGTGGTCAAGGAAATGGTGCTACTGGTGCAGCAAATACTGGTAATGGTGGTGGAGGTTCTCTTGGTTCTACTGGTGTTACTGGTGCGGGTGGTTCTGGTGTTGTTATAATCAAATATCCAATATAATGGCAGACAAATTAATTGATAAGAAACTGGCTAATGAGTTCGGTAAGGACTACGTGAAGGTTATGGTTTCGTTATTGAAAAATAATAGACCATATGCAAAAGTAGCGTCAGGCTCATTAGTCAATTCAATCAATTATAGATTACAAGAAACAGCCAATGGAGTCAATTTGGTTTTATTGGCAAATGATTATCTAACATGGGTAGATAGAGGTAGAAAACCAGGAACTTATCCCCCAATTCAAGCAATTCAAAGATGGGTGGCAATCAAAGGTATTCCAAAAGAAGCTGCATGGGCCATCAGAAGAAATATCTTCAAGTTTGGAATCAAACCAACAAGAGTAATAGCAAAAACAAGGTTTGAAATAGAAACAAATAGAAAGTATGCTCAAAAATATGAAAGAGCAATTGTCGATACATTAACCAAGAATATTGAAAAGAATTGGTTGATTACAGAACAATCATTAAGATTAAACGCAAACCTGTAAAAACACTTAATCTATCCCTATATTTTATATAAAAAAGAAATGGGATATTCAGCAATTACATCTCCTAATGATTATATGGCTGCCTATAGTGCAGTCCCTCTAAAAGTATTTTCAGATCAGTTCGACCAACAAGAATTATTTAAGTATATAGTTAATCTTGTATGGGATACTGTAAGTATTTCTGCAGACCAATCAATCAATATTGGGAATGATGTTTATACATTACTAACATCTTCAACCCCACACGATTTTAGTGTAGGGGATACAGTATTAATTGACGATGGGATTAACAACAATCAGTTCACAGGATATTATATTGTTCAAGCAATTATATCTCCAACACAATTTGCAATAGATTTAATACCAGGTGTTCCATTTGCAGCACCAGGTTATACTTGTTCTCGTGTTATTAAATGGATTTTATCACCTGATTTGGATGGTTATGGTAAAATTGATTTATCTAACACATTAAAAGATTTTGTAACCCAAAACTTAACAGGACAATCACAGAACTATGGATTAGTATATGATGGGCCTGATACAAGATTTTGTTATTCACTATATTGTGGGTCAGAAAAACAATATACATTCCAATTTGAAGATAACTTATTTAGTGGTGGGACAGTAGCATTCTACAATTCAAGTATTACAAGTTTAAGTGGTGTTCCATTCCAAGTGGGGGATGTGATTACCGTAACTCAAGATGTGGTAGAATGGCCTTATACTGATAATTATTTTGATGGTGCTTATGTAGGTTTCACAGGAACTACCCAACATTCATTCTTACCAAATCAACAAGTCACAGTCACAGGACAACAGACTTTCCCTTACTATAACGGAGTTTCTACAATCTATACTGTAACTAATAATGGATTGGTAATTACGAAGAACTGGCAAGGAAATACACCTATTGAGGGTGGTTTTATCTATGGAGTTCCAAGACCTGAATATAACGCAACCTGTATCATTACTCAAATCCTTGTTGACCCAACTTATGGAGTTGTGATTGTAACAGATCTTCCATTTACAACCTCATCAGTTCCAATTCCTGGTATTATACAATATGCAGATGGTCAAATCACAGAAAGCCCTGTAGAATTAAAATTAAGTGGACTATGTGTGTATAATGCACATGTAAATAATACTGATTATTCTTTAACTTATTTTGATAAGTATGTAGTTCAACCAGGAACATTTAGTGATTACAATATTTCTACGATATTCACACCTGAAAATTGTTATAGAGTAGAACCAAATACCAACTTATTCTTACTTACTCACTCCTACAACACCACATTTGTGGATGGTTTATTTTATACCTTCTACAATAATGGAACAACATTAGGAACAATTAGAGTCCCAAAGGTTTCAGGCTCAACTGATTGGTATACACCAGCAGGTTTATTACAGATTAGTCAAGCTACTTATACAAACATGACAGGAACATTCAGTGGATATTCGGGTAATGTAACCAATTACGAGGTATATGCTTACGATGCAACATCCCCATCAACACAAGTTCAAAGAACAAACAAACTATGTTTCAAGTTGAATGTGGATTGTTCTATGTATGAGATTTACCATTTGATGTGGAAAGACCAATATGGTTCATTTGTTTCTTACCCATTCATTTATATGTCTCGTGATAATATTGAAGTGGACAGAAAAACTTATTACAAAGAACCTGGTACTTGGAACAATAACTCATTCCAATACGATGACTATGGAAATGGGGAAAAGAACTTCTATGTGAAATCAAGAAAGTCTTATGTTCTTAATTCAGGGTGGTTATATGAGTTTGAGAGGGATTTAATTGAGGATTTGATGCAATCTGCTTCTGTGTATATTCAAACCCCTGACAATCGTTTATTTCAATGCCATTTAGCAGAGACAGAATTGGAAATTTACAAAAATATTAACGAGCAATTATTTTCATATACCTTCAATGTGAGAGTATCCAATAACGAATATAGATTTTAATTATGGCTTTTAATCAATTTAAGATTTACGCAAATAACACCGTATTAGATACTTACGACGACTTTGATATTTCATTGAATTATCAAATTACTGACATCACTGATATTACAAGTAGGCAAACATCTTTTTCTAAAACCATCATCATTCCTGGAACAAAGATTAACAATGACTTTTTTGAAAATATCTTTGAATTGAATATCGATTTAAGTGTATCTTCTTATAATCCAAAGGTTGCTATTCCCTGTTCAATCACGGTTGGTGATGAGCAAGTTTTCACAGGGAATATGCAACTACTTAAGGTTATTAAAAATCAAAGATTGGTTGAGTATGAAATTGTAATCACAGGTATTTTAAAAAATATCCTATACAACTTTGGGGATTACTATATATCTGATATTGATTTGAGTGAATATAACCACCAAAGAAACATCACAAACATAGAAAGATCTTGGAATTATGAGATTTTTAGAAATGGTGCTTTAATCAATTCTTTGGGGTCGGGTGAGGGATATGTGTATCCATTTATCAATTACGGTAATTCCCAAGATATTGCAACAAAATCTTATGTATATGACCAATACCCTGCGGTTTATGTGAAGACCATTATGGATAAGTTGTTTGACTTTGCAGGGTATTCTTATACATCAACTTTTTTTAATAGCCAATACTTTAAGTCCCTAATCGTTCCATTTACAAACGACAAGTTACAATATTCAGAACAACAATTATCAGGTCTTACAACGACTGTAGGGGTTAGGAATATTTCACCTGAACCATCAAGTAATCTTACTAACCAATATTTTCCATACGAAGCAACTGCTGGTGTAACAGGTTGGAGACAAGCAGGTGTTGTGATGTTTAGAGGAACGACTTATGACAATCCAACAAGAAGTTATTTTTTCCCATTAGAATTAGAAACAGGTTCTGTATTGAATACACCAATGCAAGATCCAGGTAACCGATGGAATACATTAGCTTATACTTGCACTGAAGACGGATACTATGATATAGATTTCAATATGGCTTTCATAATGAAATACATTAACACTCAAGGACCAGGTAATAACATTAGATTTCAAAGTGGTAATTTCAATTATGGTGCATCAATAATAAAAGCATCTGTGAATGGTGGTGTTACTACTTTGATTAGTGCTCCAACACCAAACTTCTATAATTCTACATTTCAACCAAGTTCAGGAACACATGCATCTCCTTGGTATGATACAAATAATGAATTGGATATATCAATGTTTTTATCAAATGTTTATTTACAAGCAGGTGATAAATTATACATAAGATTTCAGGTAAAATATAACTCAAATGTAACTTGGTTCTTATTACCTGGTCCATTATCAGACAGAATAGTAGCAGTTCCTTTAATCAAAAACAATCAAGGGGGAACTGAAGCCAATTATTTATCTGTTAAACCAGCATCAAATCTAATTACAGCACCAAATATCCAAATGGATATGAACCAAATTCTTCCTGTAATGAAAATGAGGGAGTTTTTCTTGGGTATTGTAAAGATGTTTAATCTTGTTGTGGCAGACAATCCTAACAAGAGTGGGGATATTATCATTGAACCAAAGGATGTATTCTATAACTCAAGAAAAAAGATAAAAGATTGGACGCCATTATTAGACCACTTCTATGATGTTAACATAACACCGATGAGTGAATTGGATGTTAGACAATATCAATTCAAATATACGGAAGATGATGACTACTACAACAAACAATATACAAACGAAACAACAGAGATTTATTCTAATTGGGAAGTAGATTTCTTAAATGAGTTTTCTAATGATGTAAAAGAGGTTACAGTTCCATTCAGTCCAACACCTGATACGGATAATTTTATTTCACCAAGAGTTGCTCCATTCCTTGCTGACTTGGAGGGGACAACAACGATGAAACCAAAAAAGAGCAAACCAAGAATATTGTTCTATACAGGTTTAAAAGATGGAAACTTCACATTAAAGAATACACCATCTTCAACATCATCAAACAATTATACACAATATCCTTATTGTGGTATGTGGGATGACCCTTATGACCCATCTTATGATTTAGGTTGGGGTAAAACATCCAAGATATATTGGAATGGAACAGAATGGCCTAGTCAAACCCTAACTCAAATGTGGTATTCAACTACGATAAATGAGTTGGAGGATGTTAACTCAAAATTGGTTGAGGCTTATTTCTATCTCACTCCAAATGAGATGGCAAACTTTGATTTCAGGGACATTATTTTATTGGATAATAACTACTATAGAATAAATAAGATCGTTGATTACGACCCTGTTTCTACGGATAAAACCACACAAGTTGAGCTATACAAAATAAGTTCTATAGATTTCTTCCCACCATTAAGAGAACAATTACCTGAAAGTGATTTTGATTGTCCTGCAGATGTTGTAGCCAAGAAGGTAAAACCTGTTGGATATATCTATGTTTCATTATCAGGACAAGAATTGGGTGAGGATTGTTGTAAATTACTTGGTGGTATTTGGACTAGTGGTTTTTGTAAAGTTCCAAATAGTGTAAATGGTGGAGTAGGTGTAGGAAATCCTGTTGGTAATACATCTTCATTTAAGAGTGGAGTGGGAGCAGCAACAGTTAAAAACGCTACAGGGTCATTTAATAACTCACCTGTCTACACAAATAAACCTGTAGAACAAAATAAAAACAACCAATCCATAGATAGTCCTGATACTGTGAGTTTAGGATTTGGAAACTTCGTTCCTAAAGGTAGTGGAAACGCAATACTTGTAGGAAATAATATCTCAACAACTGAAACATTACAAAACACAATTGTAATTGGAGATAATCAACAAGCAAGTCAATCAAATAGTTTGATTGTAAATGGTGTAGTTTTAAACGGAGATAGTTTATCATTACAATGGTCACAACCTTACATTACAGATGGTGGAGAAAACGATGTAATGAATTATGGAAAAACAAACCTGATAGATATTGTAGATGGTGGATTGAATAGTGTGAGAAACTTTGGTGGCGATAGTAAATCAAGACCAATCATAGATGGTTCAGAACCCCCATTTGTAATATAAAAACGAATTAAAAAATATAATATTTAACAATATGAGTGATAAGATAGAATATAGTAGATTGATTATGAAAAGAAGCACTGTGTCGGGTGATGTCCCAACAGTTCCTCCTATCACAGCAACTACCCTAAATGATTTTACACCAAATGATATATTCGTTGGTGAGTTTTTCTTAAACGCAGTTGATGACCAACTATGGATTAGAACAGATAATGGAATTTTACCAATAGATCTTTCAGGTTCTACAGGAACAACAATTCCAACTTTAACTCAAGTTTTATTTGAGGGTAATAATACAGGTGGATATAATGTCCAAGTGTCATCAGGTAATACCATTAATTATCAAGGACTAACAACAGGTTCTACAACCAATTTCTTGGGACTTGATGCAAGTGGTAATACAATCGTTTCAGGTGTTATACCAGGAACTCCTGATTTACAATCTGTATTATTTCAAGGTAATACAACAAATGGATATGATATTATTGTATCATCAGGTGATACCATCCAATTTGGTGGTTTATCATCAGGTTCAACAACCGATATTCTTGGTTTAGATTTATCAGGAAATGTAATTAAAACTACAGTATCAGGAGGAATTACAGGTCAATTTCTACCTTTATCAGGTGGGACTGTAACAGGTAATACTTATTTTGGTATTACATCAGGTATTACTTTGGACCAAGTTAATAATAGATTGGGTATAAATACAAACAATCCACAACATACAGTTGAAGCGTTTGGGACAAAATCTAAAATCACTTATGAAAATACAGCAGGTGGTGTATTTCAAATATCAGGTGATACTTTCTTACCAAGAATTAATGTGGCAGGGGCTCCATCTGTAACTAAACCATTATTTAGTTTATCTGCAGGTGTTAGAACTTGGGATGATGTAACATATCCAGGTTATGGTAAAATTGGAGATGGTTTTATTTATGCGTCTAACGAAATGAATGGTTTAAATATCATTAATCGTCAAGGAACAGGAACAACTGAAGATTACATCAGGTTCTATGCGGGACAAGATGCCAATGGAACAACACCTGATATTCACATTCAAGGTTCAGGAGTAACAAGAGGATTTGTAGGTATTGGAACAATTAACCCTACACAACCATTAGATATTTCTGGAAATACAAGAGTTGGAGGTAATTTAATACTAACAACAATAGGTTCAGGAAGCCCTGTAATTAATTTGGGATTAGATAGTAGTGGTGTTGTTGTAACAGGAACAACTGGTGGTGGTAGTGCTGTTGGTCAATATCTACCTTTATCAGGTGGAACTGTAACAGGTGATACAACTTTTACTCAAGATTTTTATTTAACAAATCTAACAAGTGGAGGTAGCACAACTTTCTTAACATTAGATAGTGATACAGGACAAGTTTATACAGGAACTTTGAACCCTTTTGTTGGTAATGTGCAAATACAAGGTCAATCTTGGGTTGCTTTACCAGCAACAGGAAATACCACATCAGCTACTACAATAAATTGGAATGATGGAAACGTCCAAGAAAAGGTATTGAATGTATCAGCAACAACTTTAACATTTATCAATCCAAATGCTGGTGGAACATATATTTTAATTTTAAGACAAAGATCTAGTGGTGGTGGAACTGTAACTTGGCCTGCTAATGTTAGTTGGCCTGGTGGAACTACACCAACAATAACTACAACCGCTAATAAGTTTGATGTATTTACATTTATCTTTGATGGTAATAAATATTTTGGTTCATACGTTCAAAATTTTACATAATGATAGTTTATCCTTTTTCATTTATTAACAATCCTTTTTTTTACGGTGACCCTGATGCTGTTGCTTATTTGGCCGCTGTAATTTTTGCTGGTGGTGCCGTAAGTATTCCTACTCGTGATGCTGCTAATCAATTATTTATTGATTTGAAAGCAAATGGTTTATATTCTAAAATGGATGTAATGTATCCAATGTTAGGGTCTACCGCTAATTCAGTTAAAATTGATGCAATTACTCCAAATGCGGGCTATCCAATTGAATGGTATGGTGGAATGTCCTTTAGTGATAAAGGTGCAATTGGTAATGGTTCAGATGGTTATGGAAATACATATTTTAATACTTATGTATCATCAGATCCATTAAATTATGGATGGGGTGTTTATATGTATGATGATGGTAATTTTGGTAATGAAGTGTATAATTCAGGTGCTTTTGATGGAACATACATATCAACTATGAGAGGTGATACTTCAAATCAAGTAGGTTGTTATGCATATCAAGTTGGTGATGCTAGAGGTGCATTATCAATACCTACGACAAACGATTATACAGGTAATTATGTGTTTACATTTAATAGTTCACAACTTAAATCACTTTATAGAAATTATGATGTAGGATCAGGAACTACGGCTAGTTTAACAATGGGAGGAACTCCAAGATTATCAAATCAACCAACTTATACTCATACATTAAATATAAATGGATCACCATATTCAGGTCAATATTGGAACGGGACAATGTCGTTCTTATGGTTTGGTAAATCAATGAGTTCATCTGAAGTATCAACATTATCATCAATAATAAATACATTCCAAACTTCTTTGGGAAGAAATACATATTAGATTATGCCAGTAAAAGAATGTCAAGAAAACGGAAAACCAGGTCTCAAATGGGGAGATGCTGGTAAATGTTATACCTATAGTCCATACAATGAAGGTAGTAAAAATAAAGCTAAACAATCAGCTATATTACAAGGTTTAGCTGTTGGGGATTTTGCTGAAATTGGACCTAAAGGTGGAATTAAAAAAAGTGATAAAGCCCCAAAATCAGATACACCAAATAGAAATCCTCAAGGTGAAGGGACAGCAAAAGGTTCAGCAGCATCAACAAGAGGTGCTGAAGTAACACAATCGGTTGAAGATAGTTTAAGAAAGAAGGTAGATGACTTCAATGAAAGATATAAGGACAAACTTGGGTATGGTGTAAATATAGGAATGTTAAAATCTGTATATCAAAGAGGAGTGGGAGCTTATAATGTTTCTCATTCACCAGCAGTTAAATCAGCAGGTCAATGGGCTCAAGCAAGAGTAAACGCATTTCTATATTTGGTAAGAACAGGAAGACCTGAAAACTCCAAATATACAGGAGACAATGACTTGCTACCAAAGGGACATCCTAAAAACAAGTAATAAAACAGAATATTTACTTAAAAAGTAATTATGGCGCAAACTGCTCAAATTAATATAAATGTAAATTCACAATCTGCCAATAAAACAGTAGATCAGTTAAATCAATCCATAAGTGCTGCTGGTGGGTCTGCAGCTTCATTAAAAGCAGAATTAAGAAGAACAGTACAAGAATTACAAAGTCTTCAACCTGGTACCGCAAGATTTCAAGAGTTATCACTTAGAGCGGGTGAATTAAGAGACCAAATCGCAGATACAAATGCGGTTGTAGGTCAATTAGCGGGTAATGTTACAGAACGACTTACTCGTGGTATTACAGGTGTTGTATCCATAGGTGTTGCTGGTTTTCAAACATTGGCGGCAGGAGCAGCTTTATTTGGAAGTGAAAACGAAGAACTCAACAAAACTCTTATTAGGTTAAATGCCTTAATGAACTTGTCTCAAGCAATTGAGACATTTGCAGGATTAGACCAAAAGTTAGTTGAGATTAGAGCATCGTTTCAATCTTTAACTACAGCGACAGCAGTTCAAACTGTGGCGATGGAGGGTGAAGCAGTTGCTACCACATCAGCAACAGTTGCGACAACAGCATTAGGAACAGCGATGAAGGCTCTACCTATTATTGCTTTGGTTGCGGGTCTTGCTACTTTGGTTTATGGGATTTATCAGTATGTATCTGCTTCAGATGAGGCTGATAAAACTGAGAAAAAAAGAAAGGCAAATCTTGAAGCATTAAAAAAGGCTCAAGACGAACAAAACAAAACAATCGCCAAAGAAAGTGCTGAATATGTAAGTTTAATTTATCAATTAAAAGCCACAAATGCTGGTTCAGAAGAACGAAAAAAATTGATAAAAGATATAAATGCAACATATGGAACAACCTTAAAAAATCTTAGTGATGAAAAGGCGTTTCAACAACAACTTAATTTGGAAGTTGCCAATTATATCGTCTATCAAAAAGCCAAATTCCAATTACAAAAGAATGATGAGTTAGCACAAAAAAACCTTCAAAAGCAGGAAGAATTAACAAAAAAATTAAAAGATGCTCAATTTGCATTACAATTACAACAAAATATATTAGCGGATTTTAATAAAAGACCAGACCCACTTGGGATTGAGCAACAAAGAGATAATGTTGAAGCTGCGAATGATGCTGTTGAGAAATATAAAAATGAATTAACCGCAGCCCAAAAAAGAATGGAGGCGTATGGTAAGGTAAATTTAAATGTTAATTCTGTAATAAATGAAATTACTGGTGGAACTAATAAATACACCAAAGCAACAAACGATAATACACAAGCAAAAGACGATAACGTTGAAGCAACTGATGCACAAATAACAGCAGAAAAAGCATTAGAAGCACAACTTGATGCAACAAATCAACAATATACAGATACACTAAAGTTTATTGAGGATTTGGTTACTATTTCAGAAATCAAAACCCCAACTCCGAAAGTTATTGATGATTTACAAAAAATTATTGATGCGAGAAAATCTTTGGAAGGTCAAGATTTGAAAGGAGCTTTCAAAGAAGTTGGTATTGAGGTTGATGTATTGGGTGGTAATCTTAAAGTTGTTAGTGATGAAATATCTAAAACACAGGATAATTTTGGTTTATTTTATGAAAGTGTTAGAAAAGAACTATCAGATGGTTCTATTATCAAATCTGTTGCTGATTTTAGTATTTTAGTAGATGGTATTGTTAATCAAGCCGCAAGTAAATTAAGTACTGGAGAAATTACCAAAGAGGCGTTTGACGCTCTTGTTGGTATAACAGACCAATATGAAAAATTCAACCAACTAATCAATACCACACCTGATATTAGAAAGGTATTTAATAACGAAGAATTGAATAAATTTTTTCAAACAATTAAACAAGTTGGGATTGGAGAAGAAATAATCAATTACGAAAAGTTAGAAAAAGATGGTAAAACTTTTTACAAAGAAATTACTGGCTTCAGTGTAGATTTATCTAAAGCACAAAATGAACAAGCTGCATCCATAAAAAAATTCCAAGAAGAATTAGAAAAATATTACTTATCACAAATTAAAACAGGTGAAGCCAATTTTGAACAAATTGTTAAAAACGCCAACTTAACTGAAGAACAAGAAAAGAAATTATTAGAACAAAAAACTACTAGTAAAAACGAACAAATAGCACTCATTAAGGAGATTGCAAAGGCTCAAGCGGAAGGTGTAGCAAATATTGTTACAACTGTTACAGAAGAAGAAAGCACAATTAGAGCATTCTTAGCACAACTTCAAACATTGAGAACTGAAAATATTGGTAATACTGAAGAATTAATCAAACAAACTTTATTGGATAATGTTGATTTGTTGATTGAAGAAACACAAAAAGTTAATGCGATTGTTTTAGATGAAAATAAATCAGCAAGACAAAACTTATTATCTTTTGAAGAACAAATCGCCAAAAAAGGAATTGATTTAACCAAATATACTGAAGAAGAAAAATTAAAAATAGTTCAAGCTTATTTGGATGCTCAATCTACAAGTGAATCAGATAGATTAGAAGAATCATTACAAAATATTAGTGACAACTTGTCAGCATTCCAAAACATATTCAGCATGTTTGAGGAATCGTTTACAACATATTTGGAACAACAAAATCAAAAAAGAACTGCAGCGATAGAAGACGCATACAATCTTCAATTGGCAGCACTTGAAAGTAATTTGGCGGCAGGTTTAATAGCTCGAGAAAGTTATGATAATCAGTTAGAACAATTAGACCAAGCGCAAGCACAAAAGAAAGAAGCTTTAGCAAGAGAAGAGTTTAAGAAACAAAAAGCCCTGAATATTGTAAATGCGACAATCAATGGAGCACAAGCAGTATTATCAACATTTGCTGGAACACCAGGTGGTATTGTAATTAAGGGAATTGCTGCAGCACTTGCTGGTATATTTGCTGCAACACAAATAGCTTTAATTGCTCGTCAAGAATTTACGGCAGCTGATGGTGGTATTGTTCCTGGTATGGGTTCAGGAGATATTGATTCTGTACCATCAAGTTTAGCACCTGGTGAGGCTGTAATCAATTCAAAATCAACAGAAGCATTCTTACCATTATTATCAGCAATAAATGAAATGGGTGGTGGAAGATCATTTGTACCTGATTTACCTGCAACAAATCAAGGACAAAGATTTGCTCCAATATTTGTTGATAACGAAAGGTCAAGAGAACCAATTAGAGCTTATGTCGTGGAGAGTGATATTAGTTCAGCACAAAAAAGAGTTAACAGGATTGAAAGATCGACAAGATTTTAAATCAACAAAAAATAATTAAAAATATTTGATAATATGGAAGAACCAATTTTATACCTTGATTTTGAAGAGGATGACATGAATGAGGGGATGGATGCCCTATCTTTTGTTGATAGACCAGCAACTGAAATAAATTGGCAGATGTTCCAAAATATAGAGCAATCTTACAATGACTATCCAAAGGCAGCACAAGAAA